CGAATACGGGCGGCAAGTCTGCGGCGACGAATACGGGCTACCAGTCTGTGGCTACGAATACGGGAGTCAAGTCTGCGGCTACGAATACGGGCTACTGGTCTGCGGCTACGAATACGGGCGACAAGTCTGCGGCGACGAATACGGGCTACCAGTCTGTGGCTACGAATACCGGCGACCAGTCCGCAGCGACGAATACGGGCTACCAGTCTGTGGCTACGAATACCGGCGACCAGTCCGCGGCGACGAATACCGGCTACCGGTCCGCGGCGACGAATACCGGCGACCAGTCCGCAGCGACGAATACCGGCTACCGGTCCGCGGCAGAGGTAAGCGGCCGCGACAGCGTCGCGATTGCAGCCGGGGCTAAATCCAAAGTGCGAGGAGCCATTGGGTGCGCGATTGTGTGCGTCGAGCGCGGAGAATGGAACGGAGAGACGTACCCGCTGCTTGCAATCTGCTCGGCTATCGTAGATGGCGAGAAAATCAAGGCGGATACGTGGTACACGGTAAAAAACGGAGAGTTTACGGAGGTAGACGATGATGACACATGACGAGATCACCACCACGCTGCGGGCTTTTGCCCGCAGCAGAAAAAGTGGGTGCAGGGCGTGCCCGGAGTATAACAGCTGCGGCAAGATCGGGTGCAGGATGGCGGATGAGGCGGCGCGGGCACTTATGGCTACCATCCGGCCGGTTGGCTGTGCGGAAACTGGCAAATGGATTTCCACGGCGGATTGGATGCCAGCACCGGAGAAAGAAGTGCTGGCGTGCTGCCGCACGCGCGGCGGAACCATCTATTGGTGCGTCGCAATCTACATCGCGCCGGGCACGACGCGCGAGGAATCAGTTATTAACTGGGATTACGAGGCGTGCGAGTACGACGAGGAGAAAGACGAGTACTTCGTCGTGCCGGGGTGGTACGAGCAGATCAAGAACTGGGGCGAATACGGATTCGTTCACATCGCGGACGATGTGACGCACTGGATGGAGCTGCCGGAGGTGCCAAATGAGCAAGGCTGATTACGACTTTTACAAAATCCACGGAATCTGCGTAAAGTGCGGGCGGAGCCATGCGGAGCGGGACGCGGAGAAGCTGCGGAAAGTGCGGCAAGACGCCGGTCGAGCGGGCGGTTGACATCGCCGGTCAGGTTGTCGGCGACTACATGGCCGTCGAGCGCGTCGGGACGTATGGGACAAGCGCGAAGTGGCGATGCGTCTGCACGAAGTGCGGGAGTGAGAAGGAGCAGGGCGCGTACCAGTTCCGGATCGGCAAGCGGGCGTCATGCCCGGTATGCACGGCCGGGATGAAACGGGGAGAGGTCATCGCGCGGCTGGCAAAAATCAAGCGCGAGCAGGGGCTTGTGCAGGACAAGCCAAAAACGCCTGCGCCGGAAAAGCCTAAAAAGCGGATGACGCTGGAAGAAATCAACGCGGCGGCGCGGGCGCATCACATGACATACGGGAAGTATGTGGCGGCGTGCCGGGAGCAGGAGGGAAGAAAAAAATGAGGATCATCAAACCGGGCGTCGAGATCATGACGCCGACGGACGGGATTTTAGAGCACCTTGAGCGGTGCGGCCGCGTCTGCTACAAGTCGGAGGACAAAATCGCGGACGGGACGGCGGAAAAGTTTATCGCCGGGATCATCAAGCGCGGGCACGAGGCGGTGCTTGAGCACGCGTCGATCACGGTCAAGTTTACCTGCGACCGCGGCGTGTCGCACGAGATCGTGCGGCATCGGATGGCGAGCTACTGCCAAGAGAGTACCCGCTACTGCAACTACTCCAAGGATGGGTTTGGCGGAGAAATTACAGTCATCCGCCCCCTTTATCTGGTGGAGGGCACCGAGGGCTGGCAGTATTGGAAAGTGGCCTGCAGGATGGCAGAAAAGTCGTATTTTGAACTGCTTGGATGCGGATGCACGCCGCAGGAAGCCCGCGCTGTCCTGCCGAACAGTCTAAAGACCGAGCTTGTGATGACGGCCAACATCCGCGAGTGGCGTCACTTTTTAAAGCTACGCTGCGACAAGGCGGCGCATCCGCAGATGCGGGAGGTGGCCTTGATGCTGCTGGATAAGCTGCATAAGGCCGTGCCGGTGTGCTTTGACGATGTAGCGGAAAATTTCCGCGGGAAGGAGAAAAAATGAATCGTGAAATGTGCCTCGACGAGGCGAAAAAGTGCGTATGCACAGATAGGAATCAGCAGTACGGCGAGCCGGAGCAGAATTTTACGGTGATCGCGCAGCTTTGGCAGACGTATTTACAGGCTGCGACCAAAAAAGACGACATCGAGATCCTGCCGAGCGACGTCGCAACGATGATGGTGCTTTTTAAGGCCGGACGCGTGGCGACGGCGTATCAGGCAAAGGCGGACAGTTTTGTGGATATGGCAGGCTACGCGGCTTGCGGGTGCGAGCTGGCGACGGGGTACAGTCCATTCGATGCGCAGACGGAGCGAAACGATGGATAAAGAGCAAACCGCGCTCGAGCGGCTCCGCGCGGCTGCGCAGATGAGCGAGCAATTTTACCACGCGCCGCTGATCGTCACGACCTCCGGCGGAAAGGACAGCTCCGTGTGTGTCGCGCTGGCACAGCGTGCGGGCATCAATTTCGAGGTGCAGCACCACCACACGACCGCCGACGCGCCGGAGACGGTACGCTTTGTGCGGGAGGAGTTTAAGCGGTTCGAAGCGCTCGGGATCAAATGTACGATCAATTACCCTACATACAAAGGCGAACCAACGTCCATGTGGGCGCTGATTCCGCAAAAGCTCATGCCGCCGACACGATTAGTCCGCTATTGCTGCGATGTGCTCAAGGAGCAGGGGGGGGCTGGCCGCATGATTACGACGGGTGTCAGATGGGCAGAGAGCGCAAGCAGGAAAAACAGCCGCGGAGTGTACGAGACAATCGCCAAAGATAAGGCGAAACGTATAATTTTGGCAAACGACAATGACGACAGGCGGCAACTTTTCGAGCGATGTATGCAAAAGCGAAAAAGCGTATGCAATCCAATCATCGACTGGACGGACACGGACGTTTGGGACTACATCAAGTCCGAGAAAATCCCAATCAACCCGCTGTATGGGTGCGGCTTTAAGCGCGTCGGTTGCATCGGCTGCCCCATGGCGGGGAAATCAAGATATGCAGAATTTGCGAGGTACCCCAAATACCAAAAGCTCTACATAAGCGCTTTTGACCGCATGCTCGCCGAGCGAGAGCGGCGCGGGAGGATGGACGGATCGTGGGGGATTGGGACGACTGGCCTTGACATCTATCACTGGTGGATGGAGGACGGTGTGCTCCCCGGCCAGATGGAGATGGACGAGCTGATGGGGGAGGACGACGTATGAGAGTGCTGATAGCCTGTGAGGAGTCGCAAGAAGTCTGCAAAGCGTTCCGCGCGTTAGGGCACGAGGCGTATAGCTGTGATATACAGGAGCCGAGCGGCGGGCGGCCGGAATGGCACGTCCTCGGCGATGCGCTGAAAGCCATCATGGGGGGGCAAGTGACCACGATGGACGGACAGGTGCATGAGGTCGAGCAGTGGGACATGATCATCGCATTCGTGCCTTGCACCAAGACGAGCAACGCCGGAGCGCGGCACCTGTACAAGGGCGGGAAACTCAACCTCACACGGTATTACGAGGGATTGTGCGGTAAAGCGCTTTTCCTCGCGGTGTGGGCGGCAGACTGCGACAAAGTCGTGATCGAGAATCCTACGCCAAGCAAGATTTTTGATTATCCGCCGCCGACACAAGCGATCCAGCCGTACCAGTATGGGCACGAGTACAGCAAAAAGACGCTACTATGGGAGCGCGGCGTCCAGCCGCTTGAGCCGACCTGCATCGTGGAGCCTGTTGCGACGTGGTGTCCAAGCGGAAGTTACAGCGGGGGACACGGGGAGCAGTACAAGGGCATGTTTACCACAGATCGTGCAAAGAACAGGGCGAAGACTTTTCCAGGCATCGCCCAAGCTATGGCCGCGCAGTGGGGCGGAGACATAAGGGAGGATAAAAATGAAAGCATATAAAGGCTTTGATAAAAATCTGAAATGCCGCGATTTTCAGTACGAAATCGGCGGCGAGTACACCGAAGAGAATGCGCAGCTCTGCGAAAGAGGATTCCATGCGTGCGAATACCCGCTCGATGTTTTCGGCTACTATCCCCCGACGGATAGCCGATTTTGCGAAGTCGAGCTGGACGACGTATCTGCCGAGAGGAAAGGAGATAGCAAGGTGTGTGCGAAGCATATCAAGATATCTGCCGAAATCGGAATAGTCGGGATTGTAAAGGCGAGTGTGGAATACATCAAGTCCAAAATTTCTGGCGAACCGGCGACGAATACGGGCGACAAGTCTGCGGCGACGAATACGGGAGTCAAGTCTGCGGCGACGAATACGGGAGTCAAGTCTGCGGCGACGAATACGGGCTACCAGTCTGTGGCTACGAATACGGGCGACAAGTCTGCGGCTACGAATACGGGCGACAAGTCTGCGGCGACGAATACGGGCTACCAGTCTGTGGCTACGAATACGGGAGTCAA